GAACCCCAGCACGGCGGTTCCTAGCTGGACCCACTGGGTAAGGATAGGAGCCAACGATGCAGCGGTCAGGCCAGCGGCTGCACTGATGGCTACAGTGACGGCGTTGGTCGATGAATCGTTGGTCATTTCCTACTCAGGCTTGTGTTGAGCGGCTGCTGCGGTTTCGAGGAGTTCCACCAGAGGAAGGCCGACCTTCATGTTGGTCACGTTGCCGGCCTTCATTCCAATGACGAGCAGCTCATAAAGTTGGTTGAACTGCTGGGGAGTGAGTTCGATCTTGATCATACGGCAGGAGCTTCGACAACGGGAGCTTCAGGCGCAACAACAACCGGCGGCGGAACCGGCACCCACGGCAGCGGCGGAGCGATGACCGGCGGGTTGATCTGGTCGTTGATCTGAAGCGTCACGTTCGCTTCGATGGCGGTCTTGTCCACGCCATTGCTAAAGCACCAGCCAAGCACCTGATCCTGCGTGAGGTCAGGATACGGCGTGAATCCCTCCGTAGGAGGCGCGAACGACGCGCTGCCGTAGCAGGTGCCGTTGTAGGTTCCATCGGTGCCGTTGCAACGCCAGTCGGCGGTGATGACGACATCGGTGAGAGTGCCTTCGGTCGGTTTAACGAGAAGGCGTTCGATGATCCAAGAGAGGGTAATCATGGCTTACTTAGCTTCGAGAGTTTGAACACGGGCGGTGAGTTCCTGAATGGCTTTCACCAGCACAGGAATGAGGTCTTGGCGAACGGACTTGTAGGGAGCTTCACCTTCGGGAGCAGGATCAGCCCACTCGTCTACAAGCTGCGGAAACACCTGCTCAAACTCCTGAGCGATGAAACCTCTGTCGCCTTTGATGTCCTTACCCTTACCAGCCTTCCAGTCAAACTTTCGCGGCTTCAGCGCAAGAATCGCTCCGAGTCCAACGTCAATGTCCTGAACGTTTTCTTTTAGGCGAGCATCGGAGATGGCGGCAATAGTAGTGTTAACTGCATTGATCGTTCCAGCCCAAGTAACATAAAATCTGCTGCTTGATGTGCCGGTGGAGTACATCTGCCAAGCTGTTCCACCGGAAGTATCAGATCCGACAAGAACAGCATTAGGGGAGGCAGTGCTGGGACGAATTGAAACACCGTTTCCTCCGTTCGTAGTCGTCCCCACCAACAGATTCCCACTCGCGTCGAGCGTCATCGCTTGGGTGAAGGTGATGGCGTCGTTAGCGGTGCCGCTGGGGGCGTTGTGCCATTGATGCGCTCCAGCAAACTGCCTGTAGTGCGTGGCAGCAGCAGTTGTCTTGTAGATCCAAGAAAATGCTGAATCAATGTATGCGTTGCAAGTCAACTCCATTGACGCTGCGTCAGTCTGGCCAGACAATGAAACGCCACGCGAAAACTCCAAAACTTTGTAAATTGTCGACTGCCACGCACTCGGCGTAACCCCCACGCCGACGTTGCCGCCAAGATCCTGCAACACCAAGTCACGCGCACCATTTCCAGAACCGTTGTCGAACGAAGTGATTGCGGCGTAACGATTTGCTCCGGTGGCATCCGTCTTGAGTCGGAAGTAAATACCGAAGTCATCCGCATCGGTCGTTGTGATTCCTGCAACGGTAGCAAGAGAAGCGGTCGTCGCTTTAGTTCCCGACGATGCTTGGAAACGATACGAAGGAGTACGCCCCACGCCCAGCCCCGTGGAGTTCAAAGTCATTCGAGTGCCGCCTGCGCCGTCGTACCAAGAGAACACGCCAAGCGGGGCAATGCGGTGCTGCGCTAAACCATTTGCAAAAAACTCTACATAGCCATTGGTCCGGTTGTTGAACGTAATGTTGGCTCCATCGTGAATAACGTAACCAGTATCAGCACCGTTGATCGAAAGATTGAGAATAGCACTGCTAGTTCCACCAATCGTCAAATTACCACGATTTGCGGCGGCATTTTGAGTCGAGCCAGTTCCAATTATGCTATTAGTTCCAGCCGTCAGAACGCCGGTGATGGTGGCGGAGGCGAGGGTGGCGGTGCCGCCGGCTCCCAGGATCTGGTTCACGGTCACCTTTTTGGTGGTGCCGCTCGCCGCCATCGATGTGTCGGTAAGATCGACCATCGGGATGGGGAAGGTTGATGGGATGATCGGATTGGCTCCGATCGCCGTTAAGGCTGTGATTTTCGTATCTGGCATATCAGTAGACTGTTAGTATGAACTTGTTTGAATCTTCGGTCAGTAGCAGGTCTGTGCCGTCTTCGAGGGCGATCTTGTCATAAGTTCCGAACGTAATGACAATCTTGTCCCCATCCTCCAGAAGGACGAAGAAATCATCCTCCTGCAAAAGATCCCGGCGCAAGATAGGCGGATCGATCGGGGTGACATTCCCACCGGATCCGCTGGACGTTAATCTTGTTCCGAGAGCGAGTGTCACGGCTTAAGAGTTGATCACTCCATTGAACGCAACCACCTGACCACTCGAAATCTGGAAGCTGTCGATCGGCCCAGGAAGCGTGATGCCAGCGGGGATAGTGGCCGACGACCAACTGCCGCTGATGTTCTTGCCGGTGATCGAGGTGAAGGTAGTCGGAGCAATCGTGGTGACCGCAACGAATGGGCCAGTGGTCAACGTGGTAACAAGGACGAGCTGGAACCCGCCGTTGCCCATCGAATACTCAGTGGCCAGATTTGAATTTGCGCTCATATATCCCAGATCTTGCGAATTTGATTCTTGCTGAAAGTGCTTTCAAAGCGGGAGCCCTGCCGGTCTTCCATCCGGCTGAATCCCTTCTTCACATGGTCCTTGAGTTCGGCCTCGCGGGCAAAACCGGTGACCCCGAAGCGGGCCACCGGCTGTCTGCTCCAACGCTTGCCATCAAGGACAATGGAATCAGTACCCATCGGAGCGATATGCTCGATGGACTTGCCATTGTTCTCGAAGGTGTAGATCGGCATATCAGGATTCCATCTCGCTATCGTACTCGGCGACCATGTCGCGCATACCCTTCTCGTCCATGGGGCCTTCCTTATCCATACCCTTGTCGCCCTTGGACTCGTACTCGGCGGGCATACCGTTCACACTGCGGATCTCAACATAAGCCTCGCCGTTTTCGAGCTTCTTGAGAACACCGCGAACTTCCTCTAGGACAACTTCATCACCAACTTCGGGCATGGCTTGTTGGCCATCCTCCATGTCGGTGGAAAGAGCCTCGACCGGAATAGAAATCATGGGCGCATTGTTGTCAGCCTCATCACATCCGCAAGCGGAATGAGAAGGGGTACCACCGATTGCTCGATGATACCCCTTGGGGCTGACGGCAATCACCATGATGGTGGCCGTCTTGGGTCGCATATTACAGCGTGGTCGAGGTCTTAGTACGATGCACCAAGTACCACACCGGGTTGTTGGTGTTCGTAACCGCGGTGTTACCAGCGGCCAAACGCAGAGCGGCGAAGTACAGCTTCACACCAACGGTGACGAGCTGGTTCAACGGATCGCTCTTGTCGGGGGTATCAGTGATCACGATCTTCGGAGACAACGGATCATCACCGGTCAGGGCAGGGATACCGAACGCCTCGTTACCCAAGAAGAACGAAGCGATGATGTCCTTGCCAGTGCCGAGACCGCCACCCGCAGGGGTAGCCTGATAGACGAACTCATCGGCAGCGGTACCGGAGCCGGTGCTGACAAACGAGTTGGTCTGATTGACCACGCGGCAACCGTAGATGGAGCCGACCTCGCCCTTGTAGAACGGGGTACCCTTGTTGCCGTAGTTAGAGGCGTTCAACCAGTCGCTGTCGCGCATCAGGTCGCGAGACACGCGGGGGTCGGTCGCTAGGACGTAGCCGCCATTGATCAGCGGGGCGCGGTTGCGCTTCAGCCGGGTCATGGAATCGAGGACGGCGGAAGCGGTCATAGTGGCATTTGCGGCAGCAGTCGCGCTGTTCAGATCAGAGAAGCTCTGATTGGTGAGCGTGGCGGGGTTACCGTACACCTTGATACCCGTAGGATTCGCGTTCGCATTGACGTTTACCGCGTCATCGTTGGAAATCGTGGATTCGATACCAGTACCGATCGAGGATCCGCTGGCCAAAAGGTTGGATCCGATCAAGGTGTTACGAATCACCGAGTCAACCCAGAGGGCCATATCCAGACCGCTGGTCTTGGTGGCCTGCTGCAAGCTGTTGAACAAGTCCGTAGCGCGGAGGATGTCGGTCAAACCGATCACCTGACCGTACTGCGAGAGCGTCTTTTCAAGACGGTTCAGAGACAGGGCGCGGTAGTTGGCCGTGCTGATAGGCGCACCTTCACCCGCAACAGTCAGGTTTTGAACACTGCCGATGCTCGGGGCTCCGAAACGGAACATCGAGATCGCCTTGTTACCATTGTTCTTGGGGATCGGGGCCTTCATGCCGAACTGATCAAGAATCGTCTCCTGCTGGACGATCGAGAGCAGCTCCTTGCTGAAGTAGTTCTGGAACTGGAGTTGAATGCCGGTTGAACCGGAAGTAGTGATAGGCATATTTTAGTTGAGGTTGTGCTACTAGGCTGCTTCCCGGTCGAACTCTCGTGCGGCTCGCATGAGCGCCTCCCTCTGCTCCTTGAGGGATAACCGCGAGAAATCCTTCTCCTCGGTCTTGAGTTGTCCTGCCGGAACGCTTTTCCCAATAGCGGTCTTCTGCTGGAGCTTATTGAGCTGTTCTTTCAGAGCCTTGTTCTCGGCTTCAAGCGACTGAGATCGACCCGCAGTATCTTGGAGCTTCATCAGTTCAACCGCATGGACAAGTCCATCGGGCATCGCAGTGAGGAACGGAACCCGCTGCAACAATTCAACCGTGCGCTTGTACTCAGGACTGGACTGATCCTTGAGCCAGACTTCCTTCTCAGAGAGTCGGCCATAATTCTCAGCCCATGACTTGTTGAAACGCTCCTGCTGAACCTGCTGCTGCTTGGCACCCGCCGCTTTACGGACTCCATCAGCCTTGGCTCGCGCTGCCTTGGCCAACTGGGTATCACCATCCGCATCGAACTCCTTGGCCGCAGCCTCGTAGTCCTCCGCAGTGTATCCCTTGTCGTCCCGGAACGAGTTGGACTCGGCAGCACTGGATTGCTCCCGCTGCTTACTCCACTCCTCCCGCTCACGCTTAACCGCCTCGCGCTCAGCCTTGATAGCCTCCTTCTCGGCGTTGATCTGCTCCCAAGACTTAGCCTTACGCTGTTGCTCCTGGGCGAATTTGCTCTTCTGATCCTTCGGCTTCTCCTCCTTCTGCTTGGCCTTGGATTCCGACTCTGATTTCGCGCTGACCTCCTGCTCGCCACCATCGGTCTCTTTGCTGGCGGTCACCTCATTTGAGGATTCCTGCTCAACCGAAGCTGACTCGTTATTATTTTGAGCCTGCTCCCTTGGCTGGCTGTCGATATCGACACCGGCATCGTGATCTGCGGCCAATGCAAGCATTGCGTCCGCGCTCATGTTTTCATCTGACATATTGTGCTTATACTCGTTTGCTGGCCCGCACAGACGCAGCAACCGCAACTTTGATCCTATGTGTTCGTGGCAGAATCCGGATCATCTTCCTGCCCCGTAATTGATTCTCGGTCGGCCATCATCTCGATGACCTTCACAAGACTGGCCTGACCCATTGCAAATCCCGAGGAGTATTGCAAATGGTTTCGGTCTGTTATAGCAGAAGCGTTCTGCATCAGAACCGTGTTCAGGAGAGCGTCCTTGAACTTCTTCCCGGTATCGCTCTTGAAAAAGCTATTAAGCGCGGTGGCGTCCTCGCGTGTCCAAGGAAGCGGATCCACCCATCGCTGGTGCCGCGTAAAAGCCCACGCGGCTCGGAGCTTGGCGAAGGTGCTGATCATTTGGCAGCTTTCTTCCGACCCGCCGCCTGACGCCGCATGAACTCCGCGGCCCCGAGCTTCTTGCGCCCGATGTACGCCGCGAGAGCCCGCGGATCATCCGCGCCCTCCTTCTTGAGTTGCGTTGCCAGTTTGCTGAACTTCGATTTCTTCTTCATAAATTACCAAGCCTTACATGACCAGTGCCTCGGCGTCGTCTTATCCGTCGCAGTATCGCAGTTATGCCGTGCGCGGAAGTTCTTCCGCCGCTCCGGATCGTCCTTCTTGATCTCCATCTTCGGATCGCCGAAGCGAACCTTGATCACAGTCCCCTTGGGGTTGCGAACATAAACAGCTTTCTTCTTCGCCTCGCCCGGAGTGTAGAACGGCTTGTTGAGCGTGACCTTCTTTCCCTGGTACTCGGCCATATCAAGATTGGAATAGGGGTGATTCTTGGATGTCCTTCATGTTTTCAGGCTTGCGAACCTTCTGGAACCTGATTTTGGGCGCAACACCCTCCACCAATTCCTCAAGCAGGGGGGCATTCTGAGGAATAGGCTGTTGCGGGGTCGGCGGAATGGGCGGCGGGGGAGCGACAATGGCAATCATGGCTTGAAATTCACCGCACCAATCAAATTCCAGGACAGTAGGCCAACAAGTGGGTCTACTGGTGGGCGGAAACCTCCGACAAGTGCTGTCAGAGGCCCGATATCGGCAATCTTTGCAGGTCATTTGTGTTCTTAAACAGGGGCTTGCGCCATCTCAGGG